CATCCTTAAAGTTTCTCATTCTGTTTGCAGCCTTGTTAAGAACTGTTGCTGTGCTGCCGAGTACATCTGAGTAGTAGTTAGACTGTGTGATATCGTCTCTTGACTTCAGAGGATGGCCCTCGTTGAAGAGTGCAAGTCCATCACCGCAAGTAACATCAATAGTAGCTCCGTTGAAGCTGATGTTCTTTGTAGCACCTACAGCGCTTGTGATTGCCTGTGTAGCAAGGCGCGCTCTTGTTCTCTTGTAAGCCTGTGTGATGTTGATAACCTTCTGCTTTGCATCGTCAAGCATGTTATCATCCTTCAGCTCCTTAGAGATAACTGCCTCAAGAGCGAATGTAGCGTGCTGTACGAACTTCTCATAGCCCTGTTCGTAAGCGTCCTGAGTAGCGTTCTCACCCTCAGTCTTAGCCTGGAAGTCGCCAAGTCCTCCCATTGTGATTGACTTCTCGCCCCATCTCTTTGATGACTTCTCAATGCAAAGAGCTGTTACGATATCGTCATACTTATTTCTCTGGGCTTCACTATCATAGATAGCTGCGTCAAGAAGGGTAGCCCACTCATCCCATTCTCTGTTATTTGCAAGGCCAGTAGACCTTCTGATAATAACTGACATAGTTTAGTCCTCCTTATTGTCGATTGTTGATCGTCTTGTTGTATAGAGCTTTAAGCTCCTTTGAACTCTTTTCAGGGAACATTTCCTTCCACTTCTCAATAGACTCTGCCGGAATGTCCTCTTCAGTGTCGTTTACATTGATAGAAGCACCGGTAGCAAGGTGGTTTTTCCCTTTTACCTGATTGACTGTCTGCTGTTTGACTGCAGCCTCTTTAGAAGCAAATACGCGGTCAAAATTGACAATCTTGTAAGCGTCAACTAAACTCATGCCCTGTGCAACTTTCTCAGTCATAAGAGGCATTGAAGGATCATTTAGAATGTCCTCTACACTGTTAAGTGAAGGGTCCAAAGCTAAGATTTCCTTATAGTCAGCCTCTAATCTCTGCTGTGCGCGGTATGTGTTTAGCTCTGCTGTTACAGCCTGGGCCTGTCTAACCGCTGGTGAGTTAGCAATCAGATTGTCGATCATCTCAGGATCTATACCGTTCTGCTGCATCTGCTCCCTAGCATTAGCTCTCTCCTGTGCGGCCATCGCCTCGTAATAGTCTTTTGCACTTCTTATAGGCTCTCCGGTCTCAGGGTTCTTGTACTTCCCAAACTGTCTTGCAAACATAGCGTCAGTATCAGCAAGTCTTCTGTTAGCTTCCTGAAGCTGTCTTCTCATGTTCGCAAAAGCGGCGTTGGTTTCCGGTGACTGAGGTTGAGGATCGGCGGCTTCCTCTGTTACGCCTTCTGTCTCAGTCGGCTCGGCTTCAACGTTACTGACTGTTTCAGGTTCAGCGACTTCCTGAGTGTTTTCGCTTCCTTCGCTCCCTTCACCTTCTGCAAAAAACTGAAGCTCCATCGGCAGCGCATACTCATTTCTTTTCATATTTGGTTCCTTTCATTTAGGGTTTTTGCGCTTCCCCAAGCGAATTTAGGTATTAAAAAAGCACCCTCTCGGATGCTGTAACCTACTCTGCGTCACTGTCTTGTGTGACTGTTAGGGGTGTGTAAACTGACTTCACGTCTTTTCCATGATTAGTACAGTTTTTATTCCGGCAAGTGAATATCTGCTTGATGTACAACTTCCCATCATTCTGCACATACTCAGTAGCCTTTATTCTCATTTCTGTATTACATTTGGGGCATACCATTTTGCGCGCCTCCCATCTGTGCCATCTGTGCCATCTGCTGTTGCTGGTTTATTCTCTCTTCCACAAGGTTAAGGATTACTGAAGCGTTTGGATATCCATTAGCCTTCATAATTGTCCAATAAGCTCTTGCGGTTTCAAGATCACCAACAGGTCCAAAAGCACCGGACTGCAATTTCATATCTGTCTGGTTCCACATAGCTTCCCTATTCTGCATAAGGGTTGATGTAGGATCAGTCTCAAATATAAACTCGTCATCCCAGTAAAACTCTCCGGCAGCGTCCAGTCTTAAAAACTCTTTTCTATCAAGAGTGTCATGCGCTGCGCTTCCGTCTGAGTTGGTTGATGTTATCTCTGTAGGGCTGTCTGAAAAAGCCAGCCAGAATTTGAACATGATCTCGTATAACTGTGCATAAGCCTCATTTTTAAGTGTCCTCTTAGAATCAAGTCTTCCGGCAGCCTGGTTGATCGCATACTGTTTAGCGGTTCCAGAAGTAGCGGAAGCGTCATATTTACCCTGATAAGAGTCTGTGATACCAAGTGAAGACTTAGCCCAGCTATAATTGATCTCTAAGTAGTTCTGGTCGTTCTGTACGTTAGGCTGCAGATTGATTGTATCTATAAGCTGTTTCTGTGCCGGGTTTTCAAGTCTGAGAATGTTAAGGTCTTCTCCGTCCTTCTCAATGTCTACGTCCTTTGGAAGTGTTACGTATGAACCACCTTTAAGTAACTTCTCATTGATCTTTGTACCCAGCTTCTTGATAGTGTCTTGCTGGTCAATGATAACGTCTACATCACTACCACCAAGCAGCTTATTTTGCGCTGTAATGTTCTTTCTAAGCACGATTGGATAAATGTTAGGGCGATAGTAAGGAATCTTCTTTTTGGTACGTTTAATCGTCATTTGGGGCTGTCCCATTTCATCCATAACAGGGTTCCCCATTTCATCAACCATAGGAACCTCTTCAGGACCGCCAACCATACGACTACCACCACCGGCAACGGTTACTTCGATAGCGTCTACCAGCTCTTCGTACTCGTCTTTTGACTTCTTAGCCTTCTTACTACCACATTCAGGGCACTCACCGTTTATCATCGTAGCGCCACACTTAGCACACTTATCAAGATATCTGGCCTCATACTCGTCAAGATCCAAGAGTTTCACATAATCACACCAGGCAAATATGCCAACTCCGCCTTCATCGTTGCGATAAAAGGCTGTATTGACGGTTACAAGGTCTTCATTTGTCTTAGCGCCTTCGATATCGTCTGTCATGTAGTCCTCGTTGTTCTGACAGTCTGAAACGTCCTCGCCGTAGACTCTTTTAACAGTCTTCTTAGTCATTACTTCCTGGATAAAGAAATAATCCATTTCATCAAAGTCAATTACGCCCATCTGAGGTATTACCTTCTTAGGATGAAGCTCTGTAACCTTGATATCTCCGATCTCTGAATGAAGGCCCCTTGTCTGATCCCACTCAACGCGGATAAAATCACCACCGACAATAGGCACTGTACGCTCTTCCGCGTCATTCATAAGGACAAGTCCGCAAGTTTTTACCTTGTTTTCCAGGAATTTCTCCATTTTCTTAGCCAGTTCATCGTCTTCTGGGTGTATTGCCCTGATCTTTGGCATAGGAATTGAAGAGTCAACCTGAGACTCAATCAGCTCATAGACAATATTACGTACATTAGTGGCTAATTTAGTGGGATCTATACCCCTATTAGCGTCTGGCTGCACTTTTCTTGTACCTTCGTAGTATTCCTGGTACTTTTTCATGTTTTTCAGCTCTTTTTCGTACTGTGTTCGTGCATCATCCAGTCTTTTTTGCCACTTAGCAACGTCTTTTGGCGTTTCTACGCTCTTTTTTATCATTCTCTTAAACCTCTCAAACATCAGTAAGGCTCTCCCCATATACTAACAAGGTACTTCCGGTCTTCTTTACTGGCATTTCTATAGTCTTCCCACTGGTCCGGGCGCCACTTTTTACGTGTTTTGACTGCTCCCAGCTTGCCGCCATGGGTCCAATAGATACAGTAATACCTAAGTCCGTCTACACTGTGGGTCAAATCGTGCGGATCTTTAGCGTATATGTCCGGTTTCTTCTCGTCATGCTGGATTTTCTTTAGGCTATTCAATAAATTAGGGGCACAATTACGGTAAATCGTCAGTTTAGACTTCATTCCGTCCCCATGAATAGTGTTTTCCTTTATGGCAAGGCAGCCGGCTTTCATATCGTTATTAACTTTAGTCAAATAAAGACCACATTCACCGAACAAAATCGCTCTCGATTTACCGGTTTCCTGTGATCTATTCCATAAATCAGGCGGAGCAAGGTACTGTTCCACCTTTGTTATCTCTTCTCTGTCGATTAGAGTCTGCGTCATTCTCAGAATCTTATCGGCAGCAGCACTTATTATCAGATTAGGCTCATGTATCTCCTGAATTATCTGAGAATTTCCAAAAGCATCCCTTAATATCCAATAGGCAGCCAGCATATCAAGGCCGTAGTCCATTGAAACATAGCAGACTGTGTTCTGTGTCAGCCTATCTTCCGACAAGATAGAAGCATCTGATACCTCTTCAAAGAACCTACCACCAGGAACATCTAGCGCCTGTTCAACCGTCTCAGGGTACTCAGCCCACATAGCGGCCTTACCCGACAGTTTCATGGTGTTATCGTACCATTCCTGTGTCCTACTAGGGTCTGCATACCAGGGAATAAATATCTTGTAAAAGCCATTGTCCGGCGTGGTGTATAGCTCTTCAAATAGAGATCCCCTTTGTATGGTTGATACTCCTATAACCTGACCGGACAAGGGCCTGTTTACTACTGGCAAAGCTGCCGTCCAGATAGAACGGTCAAACTGCTGGAAGGCCCACTCGTCAAAGATTATAAGGTCCGCCGTAAATGAACGTGCGGCGTTCTCTCCACTGGCAAAGCACTGGAATACTGAATCACTCTTACCAGGAAAATGAATAGTGACGCTAAGTGCGTTCCACTCGAACCATGCACCGGCCCAGCCAGCCTTCTCCGTCTTCTCCCTGATAAGGAATTTCATGTTCCGTAAAATCAGAACAGCTCTTCTTACAAGCTCTTTAGCTTCTGTCTCTGATTTTGAAAGTCCAATAACTGATCTTCCGGTATGGCATAATAAAAGCCACACAGCATAGTGTAGTACTAACCACGATATACCAAGCTGTCTGGCCTTTAGTATGATTGTCCACTTATGAGATACCATGTCGTTTAAAGCCTGTTTCTGCTCTTTCCACAGCTTAAACGGTACAACTATCTCTGGACTGTTTCTGTCCTCAATATGACCGTATTCCTCAACAAAATACACTATATGGGACGAACAGTACTCTATCTCATTCGCCCTTAGGTCTGTCATTAGGCTCATTTAATTGCTCCACGATCAAATCAATCATTCTCTGTAGGGATAATCCCTTACTATCAGCGATACGCTTTAAATCAGCTAGGTCTATGCCATCTACTACCGTAGTATTCTTTATCTGAATCTTTCCTTCAATTAGCTTATCAATCAAGATACGGATAACTTCTACTTTCTGACAGCGCAAATCCTCTGCAATATCATCCAGCTTTTCCAACTGATAGTCATTTAGCCTTACGCCAACTACACTTGTCTTCATTCCAACCTCTTTGGCCCTTTAGGGGCCACCGTAGCAGCCCCACATCAAGATGGGTTTATATCTTCCCTCCGGGTGTGAGAAGGTGTTCACGAATCTGTTGTTTGAGTCCGGAAGGTCAATATCTTAAATATAATCAATTTTGGGAGGAAACCCACATGATTACTACTTCTTCTACTTCTTACACCCTACATTCCAAACGATTTATTGACTATAATCCGCTTATCAAACCCAACCTACTATGTCGATATTCCGTATATAGATTAAATTCGGTCAAGGATTAGTGATGTTAACACTTTCCATTTGGGGAAAAATTTTTTGATAGGCATTTGGAGTCCCGAAAAAATTTCCGCGCGCGGCCCGGTGTGGGGGTGGGGTGCCCCCGGTGGGGGTCCGGTAGGGCTGAAGATCCGGCGCCGGTCCTATAAAAAAATTCCGCGTGATCGCCTGGAAGATCGCCGCCGCGCCTGGAAGCTAACTGACTTTTCAACTATTCGCAAAACAACGGTTAATAGAATAGTTACTGAACAATCCAGTGTTTATGCGGTTTCCAGCTTGTTCTTATCTTCCTGGAGGTCTTCCAGATCATCTATCAATCAACATATTGTGGTATTGTCCTATTATTAAATACCCTTTTCCCGGTTTAATATCTTTTCAATCCTGGCCCGGTCTTCTGCTGTTATCGTCTCAACTTCTGCAGCGATCTTTTCTGTTGGCTTTTCTCCGGCTGTATCTCTTATGAAGGTTCCGGCCTGAACATTTCCGCGTTCTATTGCCTGAAGTAACATAGCTGCAATCATGGCGTCTTGTTGTGTTGCTCCGGCTTCTAGTCCTAATTGCTCTATCTGTTCTTTTGTTGCCTTCTGTGCTAGTAAATATTTAGCCGTTTCCTGAATTGATCGTCTTTGCTCTATCTTTGCTTGCAATGCTTTGCCGCCGGCTATTTGCACTTCTCTATCTGCTTTATTAAGAAGGCCGCCGTTATAAGCCCAACTATTATTGCTTTCATTGGTAGTTCCGTTAGGCAATTCTTTATAATATGCTTTCAGTATTTCATCAGGTACAATGTAATTTCCTTTATCATTTTTCCCGGTGCTGATTGCTTCCAGATCTATTTCTCCTGTTGGTGTTCTTTTAACTTCTGGAAGATCGGCCGCCGGTATATTCAATTTTTTAATGGTTTTATCTTCCATAGTTTTTTACTCCTCTAATAGAAGAAATATAATTATATTGTTTTATAGTCTCACTATATCAATTATATTAATATTTCTTTTTCTCTTTTGCTTCTTTTCTCTTTTCTTTGCCTCAGATCGGCCGGAATACTTCTCTTTTATTCCTGGCAGCTTCCAAACAAAAAGACCCGGTATAATTCCGGGCCTCTTGTTGTTGGTCATGAGGTTTGAGTGTTGTATTGGGATACTTTTATTCTTTCACACTATTATTATATTTGTTTATTGGTGTTCTGTTGCACAATGTTTATTCTTTTACTTTTAGCGGCAGCAGCTTATCTATAATATATTGATTTGCACTTTTTCCGGCTGCTTTTGCGTCTTCATATATTTGCTTCTTATCTTCCGGTTTAAGTCTTATCCTGATTTCTGCAAATTGTTCTAAATATTTCTTGCTGCTTCTTGCTTGTGCTTCCGTATATTTAGCACCCATATTTGTATAACCTCCTAAAATGTAGTATTTATCTATGTTCTCATATATTATAACTCTTTTTGTGCTATGTTCCCATATACATATTGCATAATTGTTCCCATATATTTTTGTGTATTCTGCCTATTGCGTATATGTTCCCATAGATGTATTATGAGTACAACAAAACAAACAACAACAGCTTCACAACTACACCGGATCATTAAATCAATTTAAGCGGTATGGTCCAGCGGATAGAAGCCCACATAAAAAGAAAGGAAGTAAAAATTATGAAGAATTTAACATCTTACGAACAGGAACAGGCAAGACAGAACATCGAAAAGGATCTCGACAGAAATACAGCACTTTTGGAAGGCTGGAAGAAAGTAACAAGAAATTATAAGAAGAACGGCGAACCATTCGCGAACCTTAAACAGAATTTCACCGGCGCCAGCATTCACAATGCAGCTTATTCAATGCACAGCCAGGAAAAAGAAATTAGCATTACAGTAATTACAAAAATGAGTGGTTATCAGTCCGACTATATTTCAAATAGCGCCCTTGTTAAATATGACGGTGAGGAATTCAAACCTACTGAAGATCGCATTATTAAAGAGTCATTTTTGGAGCCTTATTTCTACCTTACACCGGACGAAATCGAAACAAGGATCAACAAAAAGATAGCATATTATGAAGGCCGCATTAAAGAGCTTAACAAGGCCCTGGAAGAACTTAACAAGGACCTGGAAACAATGACAAATCTTTTAGAGTATATGGCCGGCGAAATTTCAAAAATGACTCCGGAGGCTGCCAGCTTCTTTAAAGAGAAAATCTTACGCCACTATTATTAAATAACATTACCTTCCGGGAGCACTCAAAACAAACAACCCTAATAGGACAAAAAGAAAAGGAGAAAAAATATGAAGTACAACACAATTAGAGACCTGGACAACAGAATTGAAAAGATCATTGATAGGACCGTAAAGCACTATTACACCGACTGGAAAAATTACGATAGGCCGGAATACATGAAATTTAAGGGATCAACAGACAAGGCCGACAAGAATTTAATCTTGATCGCACGTGAATGTGGCACCTACTTAATCAGAATTGCAGATATCAAGGCCGGCGACAGCTGGGCAAACACTTTATACGAATACTACCAAACACAAGAGCGTGCAAACTACTACACAATCAATATTGACAAGCTGGAAGTAAAAAGAATTGATCCGGCAACATACGACATCAAAGCAGCATAATAGGACAAACAACCGGCCCGATCAAAAG